CATAATAATTAATTTGTAGAGCTCCTTCGGGAGCTTTACATAATTTTAACAGGATATAATATGGCACAAGATATACAAGCAACAAGATCAAATGCATCAGCCGGATCTACAGCAATAGTTGCTCAACCTATTAGGTTGAGAGCAATATCAATTGCATCAGATGGCGGTGGAGCAGGTATTTTAGAACTTACAACAACTTCAAATTCAGGAACTACTTTATTATTATCAGATGTTCCTAGTGGAGATGTACTTACTTTAAATTTTCCACAAGATGGAATTTTATTTCCTAAAGGAATTTTTTGTAAAACTAAAACTAATGTAACTGCTTATACTTTATTTACAGATAAATATTCTGGACCAAGTTTAACATAATAGGAGAAATAATATGTCAGGTGGATCAAGTTTTTCAAGCGATCAGTCGGTAGCACACAGAACTGCTGATGGTCAAATGGTTCCTACAACTCAAAGAGCTAGGGTAACTTATATTCAAGCAGAAGGCATTGCTAATGCGGTAGTTGTCTTAAGAGATGGAGGATCTTCAGGAACTGTACTCTGTACTTTTAAATTTGGAACAGATGGTTTATCTATTTATGTCCCTGGTTCAGGTATCCTGTTTAAAGAGGGTGTATATTTAGATTTAACAGATACTCCAGGTGTAACAATTATTTATACATAATTATGGCTAACGTAACTTCAGGAACAACTATTTTTGAAAAGGGTTTTTCTATTGCAGATATCGTTGAGGAAGCTTACGAAAGAATAGGTATTGAAGGTGTTTCTGGATACCAATTAAAAGGAGCTAGACGTTCTTTAAATATTATGTTCCAAGAATGGGGAAACAGAGGTCTTCATTATTGGGAAATTGCAAACAATACTATTAGTTTAGTTAATGGTAAAAATACTTACGACATTTTTCGTTCCGCAACAGACGGAACTTCAGATGCTATGTTTAGCCCATTATTTGCTAACATGACAAATAATCAAACAACAGTTGTTGTAGATTCTGTTTCAAATTTTCCAACTACAGGTACTTTACTAATAGGTACAGAACAAATTACTTACACTGGAATTACATCTTCTACAAATACGTTTACAGGATGTACTAGAGGGGCAAACAATACAGCAGCAGCAACTCATTTAACAGACGACAATTGTTTTAATAATAGTTCTTTTATTTATGGGGCTGGAGATTTACTAGAAGCTTCTTACAGAAATAGTTCCTCTATAGATTCTCCTCTTACAAAAATAAGTAGATCTACATATCAGGCTCTTTCTAATAAAACAGCTTTAGGTCAAACTTCACAATACTTTGTTCAAAGGTTTATTGATAAAGTAAGTATTACTGTATACTTAACTCCAGGAGCTTCACAAGTTGGAGATTTTTTAAATTTTTATTACATAAATAGAATTCAAGATTCTGGAGCTTATACTAATGCTGCAGATGTACCTTATAGATTTGTACCTTGTATGGTATCAGGACTTGCTTATTATTTAGCAATTAAATTTGCACCTGAAAGATTACAACCTTTAAAACTTATATATGAAGATGAATTTAATAGAGCTCTAACTGAGGATGGTTCCGAATCTAGTTCTTTTATAACCCCTAAAACTTATTATCCAAATGTCTAATTTATCTAAAGGAAGATACGCATTAGCAATTTCAGATAGGTCAGGTTTAGCTTTTCCATATAGGGAAATGGTTACTGAATGGAATGGTTCTTTTGTTCACGTTAGCGAGTATGAATCTAAACAGCCTCAACTAGAGCCTATTAGATATGCTGGAGATCCTCAAGGCCTTCCTAAATCAAGACCAGCAAGAATAGAACCTGCAACTTCAAATTTATTACCTGGAGATCCTTTTAAAATTATTTCAGGGTCACAAACAATAACCGTTACAGAACCTTCTAATGGAAGACTTACCAATGATGTAGTTGTATTTAGAAATGTAGATGGAAGTCCAGGAGGTGTGGCTTTTACAGTATTCGAAAATGCTTCCGGTTTTTCAATAACTGTGATAGATATAAATACATATTCTTTTACTTTAGGAATTAATCCTACTGTAACTGAAAAATCAGGAGGAATGAGTGTTACAGCAGGACCAGTTACTCTAACACCGTAATTATGGCATACACATTAGCAGACTTAAGATCAGATATTAGAAGCTATACAGAAGTAGATGATTCGGTATTAACAGATAATCTTTTAGATACCATGATAAAAAATTCTGAAAATAGAATTTATAGAGATGCAGATTCTGATGATAATAGATTTTATTCTACTTCGTCTTTAATTAATGGAAATAGATTTGTAACTATTCCTGAAGATTTAAGATTTATTAGATATGTTCAATTAACTAATTCTGCTGGAGAACAAACTTTTTTAGAAAAAAGAGATACTTCCTACATGGCAGAATATTACAACACACCCAGTACTTCTTCAGGTATTCCTAAATATTATGCTAATTGGGATGCAGAATTTTGGGTTGTTTCACCTACTCCAAATGCAACTTTTTCAATAACCCTAGCTTTTACCAAACAACCTCTTAGTTTAACCAATACAACAAAGCCTACTTTAGCTCCAGCAGCTACAAATGGAACTTACACAAGTAATAAATATCAAGATTTACTTTTATATGGATGTCTGGTAGAAGCATATGGTTACTTGAAAGGTCCTGGAGATATGATACAATATTACGAAGGATCTTTTAAAAGAGCTTTACAATCGTATGCGATTGAACAGCAAGGTCGTAGACGTAGAGACGAATGGCAAGATGGTGCTATACGAACCCCTCTAAAATCTGAATCACCATCAAAATACTAAGGAGATAACAATATGGCAAATATAATACCGTTCGCATTTAGAGGAGAACTCTTTTCGGGAACACACAATTTTTCAAATGGAGGAGACAGTTTTAAAATAGCATTATACACATCTAATCCATATAGTACTTCAAGCACAGTATACTTGACTACTAATGAAGTAAGTTCTTCAGGAGGAAGTAATTATGTTACAGGAGGAAAAGTTTTAGCTTCTAATGCAGTAGCTTCAGGAACAGCAGTAGCATCTGTAGATTTTGCTGATTCAACAATTAATAGTGCTACTTTTACATCAGCATTTGCAGCTATATATAATGATGATAAAAGTGATAAATTATGTGTTGTATTAGATTTTGGAGGAAATAAAACTGCTACTAATGGTACGTTTACAATTTCATTTCCTAATCCAGCGACACCAGCCAATGCTATCATAAGCATGGCGTAAGGAAAAAATAAATGGCTTTAGTTTTAAACGACAGGGTACAAGAAACTAGTACAACAACTGGAACAGGTGTTTTTACACTTGCGGGAGTGGTTATTGGTTTTGAAAGTTTTGCAACTGGGATTGGAAATAGTAATACAACTTATTATGCAATTTTTAATGGTGGTACAGCTGAATTTGAAGTAGGCCTTGGTACTTTAAACGGAAACAGTACTACATTAACTAGAACTACAATTATCTCCAGTTCTAACTCAGACAGCGCTGTAAATTTTACATCAGGAACTAAAAACGTATTCTGTACACTACCGGCAAGTAAAGCCGTATTTGAAGATGCAAACAATGATGTCACACTTCCAGCAGATTTAACTGTCGCTGTAGACTTAGACGTTGATGGAACAAGTAATTTAGATATCGTTGATATAGATGTTAGTTTAGATGTAAACGGCACAATAAAATTAGACGGAAATTATCCTGTTGGTACAGATAACGTAGCTTTAGGAAATACTGCTTTAGATAGTATTCAAAGTGGTGGAACTGAAAATACAGCAATTGGTAGTAAAGCAGGAACTGCAATAACAACTGGAGACGCCAACACAGCACTTGGTACTTGTGCTTTGCTTGTTAACACAACAGGAATAAGAAACACAGCACTTGGTCATAGAGCATTAGATGCAAACACAGATGGTAATTGTAATACAGCAGTAGGTATGACTTCTTTAAGTGCAAATATTGGAGGCGATCAAAACACAGCAGTTGGTGTATCAGCTTTATCTCTTAACACAACAGCAAGTAATAATACAGCTGTAGGTTTTGAATCTTTAAAACTTAATACAACAGGTTCTAGTCTTACAGCATTAGGTTCTTTTACTTTAGATGAAAATACAACAGGTGCTAGTAATACTGCAATAGGGTCTAGTGCTTTAAACAAAAATACTACAGGAGATTTTAACATAGCAGTTGGTAGTAATGCTTTATGTAGCAATGTTACATCTGATGCCAATACAGCAGTAGGTTATTTTGCTTTAAAAGTAAATACAGCATCAAACAATACAGCAGTAGGTAAAGATTCTTTACTATCTAACACAACAGGTACTCAAAACTCTGCACTAGGTCATGAAACACTTGCTAGTAATACAGAAGGAAATTTCAACACTGCTGTAGGTAGGTTGGCTCTTTATGAAAACACAACAGGTTCAAATAATGTAGCTGTAGGTTTAAGTGCTTTAGAAAAAAACACAACAGGTTGTTGCAACACAGCTATTGGTAAAGATGCTTTATGTCTTAACACAACAGGTCATAGTAATACAGCAGTTGGTATTGCTTCTTTAGATTCAAATACAACTGGAACTGTCAATCAGGCTTTTGGAAGAAGATCATTATGTTCTAACACCACAGGAGATTGTAATAGTGCTTTTGGTTATTTCACACTTGCAGCTAACTCAACAGGAGAATGTAATACAGCAATAGGAAATAGTGCTTTATCAGCTAATACTACAGCAGATAATAACACAGCAGTA